CCGCCGGCTTGGCNGGCGCGGCCTCGGTCTTGGGCGCCTTCTCCATCGCGCCGACGACCTGCTCGGCCGCGAGATCGCTCGTGTCGAGCAGCTGGCGGGCCAGCGCCTCTCGACCGGCGTAGTGCTCGGAGTCGAGGACTGCCGCCCAGCGCTTCCGCTCTTCGGTTCGGGCCTCGGTGCGGGCCTCGTTGGCCGCGCGATCCACGTCGGCCTGCGTGAGATCGGTCTTCGTATCGTCGTTCTTCGTGCCCGACATGGCGAATCCTCGTGTTGCTTGGGTGGAAGTGGATACATCGTGCGCGAACTCTGTCAACCCCTCTTCAAACATCCCTATGGAATCGGCGAAACCGATTTCCAGGGAGTCATCGGCGTCGAAAACCAGCGCTTCCGTACCGCGTACCTCGTCTTCGCTGAGTTCCCGATGAGCGGCAACCCGAGAAACGAACTTGTCGTAAACCCGATCTGACTCATTCTGCCAGCGGGTCCTCATGTCTTCCGACATGGCTTTGGAAGGATGACCTTCCTGCTTGTACTTGCCCGAGATAATGAGGTTATGCTTCACGCCCATCCGCGCGAACATTTTACTCAAATCGAGATGGGTGCTTACCACACCAACCGACCCGGTATGTCCCGAGGGCATCATCTGAATGCGCTCTGCGGCGGTCGCCAAGGAGTAGGCACCCGACAACGCGGAGTGGACGAATGCCCGAATCGGCTTCGATTGACCGGCCTCGCGAACCATGTCGGTCAACTCGAAAATACCCTTCACCGCGCTTCCGGGGGAATCGATCTCCAGCATGATCCCCTGGACCTGCTGATCCTCGACCCCGCGCATGACCGCCCGGCGAATGTACTCGTCCCCGGTCAGATAGCGGCCAACCTGCTCGCCGAAACGATGGGCGATGGGGCCATTGACCTGAACGTGCAAAACACCGTCCTGCACGTTGTAGGGGCGGTATCGCGACCGCCAGGACGACGGGCTGGGCCAGAAGTTATCATCGCCCAAGGCGTCGGCCTCAGCTTCCTGAAGCCGCGAATAGTGAACGGAATTCAGGAAATCACGGAACGCCGCCATGAACTGATAGACGCGGCTCTCCGCGACCAGAAGCGGCGGCTCGACCCAACCTGCAACCAGAGACGTGATCTCCGGGAGGCTAGTCGTTTCCGCTTCCGTCGCCTGCGTTTCCGGCGCTGTTTCCGCCATCTCCGGTATCTTCCTCTGGGTCCGGCGCCTGAGTCGATTCAAGCTCTACCAGACTAATGCCCAGGTCTTCAAGCAGCTTTTCTTCGCGAGCCCGCTGCATGAAGACCTCGCGGAAGTCTTTCCCGAACCGGGCCAACTCGTCTTCCCAAGTGGACAACCCGGAACGCAGCCGCAGGATCGCCGCCTTGGTTTCCTTTTCCTCGTCGATCTGACCGCGAACGCCGCCGATCCAGGTCGCACGAAGATAGGCTTCCTCATTCTCATAGAAGTTGGGGAGGGTCCTGCCGCGCATAGTGGAGAAGCGGTTTTGCGCCAACGCTTCCTCAAACCAGTTACGCAGAATGAAGCCCGCAATGCGGTTCACGATCATGCTCTTGCGACTTTGCGCGGCTCTCCATGTGTTCAACATCCCCGCGCGAGCCGACGAATAACTCGACCGACGATAGTCCCGAGACAATTCCTCGTAACTGACATCGAGACACGCTGCGATATACCGGATCATCGAAGCCTCGAAGTCCTCGCCCCCGTTATCCGGGTTCTTCGCCGTGTCGAAGTTCAGCTTCGTTCCGGGAAAGAGATGGGGGATGCGAACGCCGTCAAGCTGCATGGCGCCAGAATCACCGACGTACTCAAGAATAGCCGACAGATAGCCTTGCCCGTACTTCGTAAACTGCTCCTGGACAGCCTCCGACGACTTTCCACCAAGCGATTCGTACAAAGCGCTGGTCGCCATCTCGGACTCAATCGTAGCGAGAAACGAGGCGTTCAACGCGGCCTTCTGCAACCTCAGATCGCGATACCGCTTCGTCGTCCGCATCTCCTTGAGCGCGGCCACCATCTGCGACATCCCCCGGCTCTGCGAGGGGCGCTGCTGTTCCATGACGTGGAGGACCTGGGGCCGGCCGAACGAGTTCTCCAGCCGGATACGAGACCAGCGATAGGCGTCATAGCCAAGCATCCGCTCCCCTAGCCCCGACCTGCGGATATAGTAGGCCAGCGGAGCGCCGTGCACGTCGAACTCGATCCCGCCGCGCACGCGGTCCTGATTGTATGCCTGATCCTGCGGATTGCAGAGCCGGGCAAGCTCGATCATCTGGAACGCCGTGTAGTACGGCCGTGCCTTGTTCCGGCCTCTGGACAGCCATTCCGAAGTCATCAAGACCTCGCCCGAGTGGAGGTAAACCCCGACCGCGAGACGGATCATCGCCGAGAATGTATTGCGCCGGGCGGCATCCACCCAATTGCGCGGGCTCTCGGCCCACGCCTCGAACAGCGCCTCGACCTCTTCGGCAAACTCGAACCCCCAGGTCTCGTCCTGCCCGAGAATCCGAAGATTGGGTTTGAGGTTTAGCCGGAACTGCGCGCCGACCACGTTGTCCTTGTGGAGTGCTGCACCTGCCGCCACGAAAGCGTCGTTTCGGGAAAGATCGATGCTGCGCGCGTCAACAATCGCTTTCTCGTGGAGAATATCGCCATCAGCCGAGCGAGCAGCCGGCAACCACGTCGAAAGCTCGCGAGAGATTCGCGATGCGGCTTCGTGCGCGCCACCCATCACGCGGGGCTCGCCGCCTTCCGTCACCGTGATTTTGCCGCTCATCGGGCGCTACTCCCGCTGGGGCTACAGATAGATTTGCAACGGGCCGCCGGTAGGCCCACCCGCTGCTCGCTCAAGCTCTTGAATGTACGCTCTCAACTTTGCGGCGGAGAGTCGGTGAAACTCGATTGTTTCCCCATTTTGATCGACTAAACGAATCACCCGCTCGCCGATGAGCAGCTGGTGCAGCGCCGCCTTGGCCTCAGCCAGTCTCTCTGTGTCAGTCATAGCGAATCCCTATAGCACTACGCCAGCTTCGAGGCCAGTTCTTTCAAACTCGGTCCCTTCTTCGGCGCCTGAACAGCCATGCTCCGTTCGACAGACGGATCAAATATGAGGTCATTACCCTCATCCCACTCTTTAGCCCAACCCGGAGGATGCTCCCAATCAATATGCTCGACGCCGATACTGCGACGCTCAAGACAAATAGCCAAACACATAACGAGTAGGTCCCAAGACTCATTACGCTTACGACCCAACTTGACCCACTCCATCTTTTCATCCCGAACCTCGGAGCAGAGTTCCCGGTAGAAATCCAACGAAAGCCAATCGGGATAGTGTATCCTCCCGCTACCAACATCGGTTCTAGTTAGCATATTATTGAGTTGATCCTTCAACTCGTTCGTCGCGGCTTCCAACAACGGGATTTCTCCCATAGCTCCAGCCCTGTCTTCCGTACCGAGAGTTCGCTTCTTCCCGGAGTCAGGGTAAGTGATCTTGACCCTGTAGCCGGGCCGCTTGCCGATCCCCTTGTAAAGCTGGAACCGGCTATGCGTGTCAGCATCCCAGGTCTCGTATTCAACCGGGTCTGCGTCTTTTCTCCCCGGACCATCCCGAAGCCAACGCCAGAACGAGTAGGCGTTAGCCGTGGTCCCCTTGCCTCCGCCTGAATCGCAGACAACCATCTTGATAATCATCTCTCGGCCGGAACCATCCGCTAGGGGATATGACTTCTGAAGAACTTCTTCGAGAAGAATCCTCCAGTCCCAAGGCTGAACGAAGGGACGCAGACCGTGAACCTGACCTTCCCGCCGGGGGTCGGGGCGCTTGGACAGGGACAGGGAGAACCGATCTATGATCCAGATGTCGTTTCCCGTACCGAGGCCCTGGATTTGGACCTCGAAACGGCGAGATTGAACGTCGATAGACGCAACCAAGAACCGAACGCCCGGCGGTACGACCCGATGGCCGTAGTTCTGAGCCATCGCCTTGAGGGTTTCCGGCAGGATGCGGATTTCCTGAGACTTCGGCGTGTAGGGCAAGCCCCAGACCGTGTTGACGTTGGTTTGCAGATCGGTCTCCGAACCGGTCTCGTCGTACTTCCGCTGAGCGTCGAGATGCTTCGTCACCTTGTCGGCCCAACTGCCGAACGCCGCCGCCGGCCCGTGGAGCCAGAAGGACGCGATCCGCGAGCGTGACGGCTTGCCGACGATCTCGCCCTCGGATGTCCAGGTCTGGCCGTCCTTGAGCCACGTTCCGCCGAGGTTCATTTCCTTCCTGCCGGGGAGATCGCTGCGGACCTCGCGATAGCGCGCCTGACACGACGGACATTCGAGCCAGCACGCTTCGCCGGCCTCCACCGTATCGTCCGTATCGGGCCAGCGCATGAGCGACAGCGTGGGCTCGAAGGCGAAGCGGCAGCGCACACACATCCAGTACCAGCGCCTCCTATCGCCTTGATTGTAGAGGCTCAGGATGCCCTCACACGGCGGCGCCTGATGGGGCGTGCTCTTCTGCCACTCCACATCGACAACCGGGAAGCCCGGTGAGGATTCCGCGATGCACATGGCGTAACGGCCGAACGTCGTGGTGCGCGCTTCCCCGAGGCTGTAGGGCGATCCCTCGCCGTCCACGTCCTGCGGCATCCGGTCATAATCCGTGAAGAACACCCTCGGTATGGGCTTCCCCGATAGTTGTGTGATGGCCGGAAAACCGAACTGCACGATTGTTCCATTGACGTATCTCTTGAACCGTATCGCATCGTTGCTCGCCCCCGGCATCAACTGGTCGCCGACTTGTGGGCTGTCTCTGTGCAGCTTATCGACACGAGTTTTCGAGAAGGCTTCTGTCTCGATCTGCGACATATGAACCACGAATATATCGGCCGGATCGGACATGACCGAATATGTTACGAAGTTCAAGAGTAAATCTGTTTTCCCGCTCTGACTCGGCCCCACGAGTATCGTCCCTCGGTATCTGCTATCCGAGAAGCTGTCCATAACTTCCACGAGATAGGGCGTGGTTTCGTTGAGCCAAGGACCCTCGTAAGCGCCTCGATTTCTCAGCCGGCGGTACTTCGCCGCGCAATCGGAAACAGACATGCGCTCGGGCGGCCGAAGCGCCGCCAGCGACAGTTGTACGCTCTGCTCAAGCGTCGTGATCTCCATCAGAACAGGTCCTCGATCCCATCCTCGTCTTCGTCTTCCTCGATCTCCGGCGGCTCGTCGGGAACGATGTCGAATATCCGGGCCAGAACGCTACGAGGCGACTTCGCCCGCGCCAGTTCCTCGACCTCTTCGCATAGCTCTTCGAGCAGCCGGTCACAGTGCTTCTCGATCTCAGCCCTGCCGTCCTCGTCGAGCCCAGCGCGCTCCGCCAGAGTATCGGGCCAGAGAAGCACGCTCGCCCGCAGCCGAGAGAACATAGCCGTCATAAAGCTCACAATGTCTTCCTGCGACCACAGCTGCCCCGCCTTTTCCTCGAACTGTAGGCGCTTCAGCTGGGCCGCCCAGGTCGCGCTCTGAAGCTCCGCAGGAAGCTCGGAAGGCTTCATGGTCCGCATGGCGGCGCGGACATCGACCTTCGGGGCCACTAAGAAACCGGCGGCCTCTGGAAGCGAGTACACGTAGCCGCTGGTCTTCTTCGCTAACGGCTCACACGTCCTCAGCCGCTTCCGCACCTGCTCTTTGCTGACTCCGAAAATATCCGCAAGCTGGGGAACAGATACCTGCGCCAGATGGCCGTTCGATTGTGCTTTACCGCTCATTGTTCCAGCGAGACCTTCAGACGGTCCACGATCCTTTCCTGAGTGACGCCCTTCTCGGCAAGCGCGTTGGCAACCTCGCCGTCATGCGTACCACGCGCCAAGAGACGATACAGCCTAACATGATCCGACTTCTGGCCGCGACGATGAATCCGTTTGATGAGCTGCGAATAAAGCTCCAAAGACGAACAGAGCCCATAAAGCACCGCTATGTGGCCCCCCGCTTGGAAGTTCAGACCATGCCCCGCCGAGGCGGGATGGAGAACCAAAGCTCGCAACTTGCCCCGATTCCAGTGCTCCAGGTCATACGGCGTCTCCCCATACACCCGGACCCACGGAAACCTCTTCTTGATCGCATAAACGTCGAACTTGTAGGTATAGGCTATGAGGATAGGCTGGCCGCCCGCCTCGGCGAACACCGACTCCAACTCGGACAACTTTCTGTCGTGAACGTACTTGGCTTCCGGCTTGCTACTGCGATGGTCTTCCGGGTCTTCGTTCTCATCGACATTAGAATAAACCGATCCATTGGCGAACTGACACAGCTTATTCACCAAGACCGCAGAGTTTACAGCCTCGATGTCCAGTTCATTCAATACGAAGGTCCGCTTGAACTTCCGATACATATCCATATGCTTGGGATCGAGAGTAACCCAACGATCCTTCACGATCAGCGGAGGAAGCTCAAGATAATCTTCCTCCTTGAAGCAAAACATGACATCTTTGATACGATCAAGTATCTCTTCCTCCGAATGCCCAAAGGGAATGTGCTTGTATTTATACTTATTATACGAAAACCATCTATCGAGAAACTTAGTCCTCGTCGATCCTAGACGCTCGCCCCGATCCAACAGGTAGATCGGCCCCCACAAATCCGTGAGACCCTCGGTAGCCGGCGTTCCCGTCAACCCCCATACGTACTTGTACTTATGCCTCGACTGGACAAGATGGCGGAACTCGGCGCCCGTATTGGCCTTCCCCTTCTTGTTGCCGGGTGAGCGGAGCCGGCCGGCCTTGAGCCGCGTGATCTCGTCGTAGATCAGCAGGTCCCACGGCCAGCGCTTGAGCCCGACCGTCTTCAGCAACCAGCGATAGTTCTCGCGATTGACGATGTGGATATGCGCCGGCTGGCGTAGGGCCTCGCGGCGCTCTTCCTCGGTCCCGACGATGACGGCATAGCGGAGACCGCGCGAGAACGTCCAGGACAGTATCTCTTCGGGCCATGTGTCCTTCGCCACGTTCTTGGGCGCCACCACGAGGATGCGCGACACTTCCCGCTGACGAAGGAGCTTGCAGCCCGCATAGAGGCTCGTCGAGGTTTTGCCGGAGCCCATGAACCCGGCGACAATGACCGCCTGATGGCGCAGGAATATCCGCACCATTTCTTTCTGGTAATCGTCGAAGTCAGAATACCCGAGGCTACGGTCAAAACCGTAGAACAACTCGTGGGCGTCGGACTGAAGATATGTTCGAAGATTACTCAAAGTTCACCCACAAACATTCAGTTTTGTCGTAATGCCTTTCTTTCGCAGACATATTCATCCCCGGGAACTTATAGTCTATAACATGACACTTCCACCCAAGCCAATCCCAATCTCCCGGATGACCAGACACAGCGACTCTACCTTTCTGAACACTAAGCAAATACTCCAGTCGATCATAGTCAACCGTGTTGGGACCATAGCCCTCTATTCGAGCGTTGGGATACGGAGGGTCAACGTAAATCAGGCAATCAGAAACTCCTTTCACCCGCTCAAGGATATCCAAAGCATTTCTATTCTCAATGATAACATCGCTCATTCTACCCGCCAAAATCTCAACTTGAGTCCCCCTCCAGAAACCTATCTTCCCGGTATTCGCTGAAATGACGGAGCGAAAAGACCCCCGGCTTGGATACGGGGCAGCACTCATGCTAGACGTAAGACAGATGTAGGCGGTAAGACCATCTCTCGATACGTCCCCCGAAGGACCAGACGATATAGAATCCACCGCCTCCTGAAACATCTCGCGGCTATGTGGAGTATTTCGAAGCAAGTACGAAAAATCTTCTGGGTAATCTCTAATCGCTTTCCACCAAGATATAATCCAGCTATTGGTATCATTTATTATCTCCCGAGTGGACGGCTCCCTGTTCAACAGCACACCGCACATCCCGCAGAAAGGCTCAACGTACAAAGACCCTGCGGAAGAGCCGATAAGACTAACAATCCACCGGCTCAACTTATTTCGAGGGTGCTTTCCTCCGAAATATCGTATTCCCCGAGGTTTCATATCACAGGATACCGCAGACAGTTCCACCGTCGATAACCGCATAAAGCGAAGGCTCGCCGGATGATCCGGTCGGAGTGAACGGAACGCTACACAGAACTATCTGCGCGGGACTATCGTAGTCGCCACACTGATTTACATCAGGCCCTTTCATCCTGAATATCCAACTCGTCGGATAGCCCCGGTATATTCCGGTCCTACGCTCCAGGGTCATAAGACCGCACCCGAAGTAGCACCATCTTGCGCGGCAAAAGAAACCCCCAATCCAACAAGCCTATGTCTACAAACGTTTATAGCATCGGAAGATATATCCAACCCGATCCAACGACGACCCAAACGTTCTGAAGAAACCATAGTTGTTCCGCTACCACAGAACGGGTCCAACACAACTTGACCGGGAGATGTACTAGACTCAATTATACGATCTAATAAAGCTATGGGTTTCTGAGTGGGGTATCCAGTCCGTTCATCTCCCCGAACAAATGGAACTACCCACCAGTCCTCCCGAACGACATCCTTTAGATACACCTGGGAATACGACCCATCCCTATTCTTTATATTTGCATACCTGTTCCCACGGGAGTCCAGCTTATCGTACCGCCCCGCGTATTTAGCCTCCACCGGACGAGACGCCCCCGAGCGATTGAAAAACCGATCATCACCCTTTCCATAAAATAATATGGTATCATGTTTTCTCTGAAATCTATTTTTAGCCATTCCACGCCCCCCGTAACACCATACAATCTCATTTTGAAAATTCTTACTCCCGAGTACACTGTCCATAATAACTCTGAGGTAGTGTGAAGCAGACCCGTCGCAATGAACATACATAGAACCCGATGAACTCAACACTCTACGAAACTCTATAATTCTAAGAGACATAAAGAACAAATAATTCTTCATAGATTCTCCGTGTATATTTCCAGCAGATACTATAAAGTCATACAATCCTCTCGGCCAGAACCTATCGTGATTCCCTCCAGCGTACACAGCCGGGGATTTATTCCATCTATCAGTAAAACCCGACTGAGAAGCTAAGCTCCCCTCAACCGCAGTATAATCCCGGCCAGAGTTGAACGGAGGATCGAGATAGATCAAATCAATCACGCCGTCATTCATGCGACGAAGATAATCAAGATTATCCCCGACAATCAACTCACCCCCAACCATCATGTTATCCCCAATATCTCGCACGCTTCGACAAAAGAGTCCGTCCAGTAAATCTCATCGTAGAGCTTCACCATCCGGTCGTACTCCCGCTGTTGAAGCTCAGTCAGCGTCTCGCCCTCGCGCTTGAACTCGATGAAGACACACCGGCCATGACCGAAGAACACGCGGTCGAACGCCGACTTGCGGCCTTCCCACTTCAGCTTCCGCGAACGCCAGCCGTGAGCCCGAGCCCGATCAACCACGCGGGTCTCGACCTCGATCTCAAGCTCAGTGTTTCCCATAATCCCTACCTCGCCTTGCCACACCAAGCCCAACCTTGCCGAGCCATGCCTGACCCCGCCGCGAAATCAATCTTTCACGAACCACTGGCTGATATGCCCCGACGCAGCCAGAGGAAGCCCC